AGTTTGCTGAAAAGCAAAAAAGGTGTTGACAACAGCGTTTGCGATGTTATATTAGTTACATAGTTAGCAACACAGTTGTTAACACGCTCTTTGAAAAACGAGAAACAGCTTTAGACGCAAGTCGATAATAAGCAAAAACTGTGTTTTAAAATGCGCATAGATGGTTCCGGGTTGGGTTCGATTCCCATTGGATGCTGGTGCTGCCGACGGGCAAAGTTGAGGGTTCGATTCCCCAGTGTGCGCAGTTTTAAACACAGTAAGATGGGCGGTTTAGCGTCCACTAAGGGTAAGGTAGGCGACTACCCCAAAGCCGGGTTTCCCATAAACCGGCGCCAGCAATGGTCCATCTAAACAAGCTGGGGTTAGGCTTGACTCGCACTTGCCGAAAGGTATTGAGGCGAAAGCAAGTCCCGTCCGTAGAAAGGCGGTAGGTATTAAGTTAGGAACAGTGTCCGAAAGGATAGGCACAGAGCCAGTCGGTGAGTGCTAAGAGGGTTGGCGCCCAAACACTGTTCAGCCACGCTAACGAGTACTGAAGACCAACTAGTAGTTACTGAGTCTGAGCCGCAAGCAAAGGCAAAGTAGCAGCACAAACGAAGAAGGGTTAGGCCCCGGATTTGTGAAGTGTCGTTGAGTAGCCCGCAAGGCAAAAGACAGTAGGAGTGTTGTATTCTGTATCTAACAAGATATGGAGCAACTGGGGCAGCACTTCTTAGTGGGTTCGCGTTGTAGCTCAACGGTTGAGCAACATTTTTAGGCAATGAAGGTTGCGGGTTCGATTCCCGTCGATGCAAACATAAAAAGCGAAAGACTGTCCCGGTATGTTGTGAAAGGTGGTTAATGCCATACTGTTCGCAGAATATGGTCCACGGAAGCTCGCAAGGCGGATGTGGTTGTTCGGAGAGAGAACGTAAACCGTTAGCGCGGTTGAACTGCTCGCAAGGCAGACGTAGGATCAATGGACGAGTAGCAACATATGACGAGAGAAACGCCACTCTCCAAAAAAGGCACCATTGGGAGATACATACATAAGCTGCTCGGCTGGTATGTGGATAACGGTAGAACGTGGCTCGCAAGGCTAACGGTAATGACCAAAGGCTCCCGTCCTAAGCTGTAATCTCAGGCTAGGCAAAAAACTGTTTTTGATGATACACTATGGGCTAAAGTAACGCCGTTGCTGTAAAAAGCGAGTCGTTTGTAGGTGCAAATCCTACTAGTGTATCTTCTAAAATAGTTTTAACACATTGTTTCTTTGTCAATGACACGGGGACAGGCTATACGCCGTTCGGCAATGTGTTTTGTGTAACAGTTTTCGAGCACCGACCCATTTGGAAGTAGGCGACTACTCCATTTCCGAGACTGTTACACTGAACACATTTTTATTGCGGAGTGGAGCAGTGGTCAGCTCGCCAGTCTCATAAACTGGAGGACGGTGGTTCGAATCCACCCTCTCGCAACCAATATTTGGGTTCCTAGCATAATCGGTGAATGCAGTCCGCTCATAACGGAAAGAGTCGGAGTTCGAGCCTCCGGGAACCTACCACAGTAGTTCAAAAGAGCAAAGTTTGAAACTGAGATTCTAGTTCTTTGCAATAGGCGTAAAAATCAAAACATTGTTTTGTAAGGCAGCTGGGCCCGATAACTATCTACTAGAGATTTGCTGATGCCACTTTTGAACTTGACAAAACACCGTGTCTAAATTATCATAGCATTATGAAACATTCGTATCAACATCGCTTTGACTACTTTCGAAAAGCCATTGCCGAATGGCATGAATTTCATAAAGCAACTAGTCCGGGAACTACTGCTCGACTAAAAAAGCGTTTTGAGAAGTATGAATATGATTATCACAAACTGATAGCAGAGTACCGCCAAACTAACCGGCAGAGCAGTCTTCGCAAGGCTCTTGCTGTAGTTGAACAAGCTGAACAAGAATTCAAAGTATATAAACGACTTGAACTGCTTGGTACACTGTCAAAGTGATTGACAAGCTGTGCTATCCTGCTATACTGTAACAGTAAATAACGGAGAGCAAGATGCCCGAACTTAAAACTAAGTTTATGAACCAACATCCACTGCGTGACGATTTAAGTCGAGAAGACTGGAAGCGTATTCAGAACGCTATTGATACGCAATGCTATGATGCAGTCTCTGCTGATGAGATCGACGCAGCGAACGATGTATTCTATGATGCTATTGCTGGTAAAGAACAAACTCATTTAGGAGTAGTTACACTGCAATGACTAAGCAAAAATGCTTTGAAGTTTGGGCAGATAATTTGTTTCTTGGATACGAATATGGTGAAACACAAACTGAAGTGTTAACTGTTGCCCGAAAAAAATACAACGATCCTGTAAAATGGTCAGTGATCGAATACACTACAATACAACTAACACAGGAAGTAGATCATGAAAAAAGAACATAACTTTGAAGACTTTGATGCATACATGCGCAGTCTCTACAGCTATCTCGAAAATGTTCAGTTTGAACAGGAAGTTCAAGTAGCAAAGATTATGAGAGAATATGACGATTTAGAGGTTGAAATTGCTAGCCGTCCGTGTTATAACAGTGTAGAAGAAATGATGAACGCTGTAAAGGAAATGTAAAATGTCTAAGCCTATCTGCACTGTAATGGTTGGGTTGCCTGCTTCGGGCAAAAGCACTCTAGTTATGTCCAAAGAACAGCTTTACGAAAAGATCGACATGCCCTTGTTTGTCTACAGCACTGATAATATCCTTGAGCGTACTGCTAATCAGTTGGGTAAGACTTATAACGATGTGTTTGAAAAGCATATTAAAAGTGCTCAAACTGAAGCAGATATCGGGCTTGCTGAAGCAATCAAAAATGGTGTAGACATCGTTTGGGATCAAACTAACCTCACAGTAAAGAAGCGTCGCAGTATCATTGATCGTATGCGTCGTGCAGGTTACGCTGTTGACTGTGAATGCTTTGATATGCCTAAGCTGCCAGATGAGATTGCAGATTGGAATCAGCGTCTTCACAACCGTCCTGGCAAGACTATTCCTGAGCACATCATTGCTAATATGGTAAAGACCTATGTTGTGCCTACAGTAGATGAAGGGTTTGAGGGTGTTAGCTATCACAATATCTATGGCGATATCTTAGGCATAGATTATGGAGTAATTAATAATGAGTAAGTATACTCTAATAGATTTTGACCAATGGTATCTTGAAAAATACGGCGTAGAACCCTTTCAAGAAGGCGAAACTGAAGAAACTGTTTGCATTCAGCAAGCACAAAGAGAAGCATTTAAAGATGCTGTTGAGTTAACTCTTATGCACCTGCTTGAAAAGTTTAAAGACAAGGATTGAGATTATGAGTAGAGATATTTGGATTATATCCGATACACATTTCAGACACAGTAATATCTTACGATTTACTGACAGCAATACTGGCGAACTGGTTCGTCCTATGTTTGCAGATGTAGACGAAATGGATGAACATATGATTGAACGCTGGAATAGTGTTGTAAAGCAGGGTGATATTGTGTATCATCTTGGCGATGTTGTTATGGGGGACAAAGAATGGTTCAAGAAGAACTGGCCTCGCCTCAATGGCAACAAGCGTTTGATTGTGGGAAATCATGATGACATTCCTTTCCTATCCAGTGGTGGGTTTTTTAAGAAGGTACAGATGTGGCGAATGTTTCCGGAGTTTGGATTGATGTTTAGTCATGTACCTCTACACGAAAGCAGCTTGCTTCGTCATGTAGATAAGGCAAAGTCTTATATTGACGGATGTGAGTCGCTTTTAAATGTTCATGGCCATATTCATCAAAACCCCAGTCCGGAAGGACCCTATCGTAATGTCAGTGTTGAAGCCATTAACTATACCCCTGTTAACATCGAAGAACTGAGGATCAAATGATCAAAAAATGGTTAGAGAAAAACAAACAAGAACAGTTAAAGTATCAAGAGCGTGAAAGACAGCGTGAAAAAGATTGCGATCGTGACCGAGAAGAGCTCTACGATCTTGCAGCAAAACTTGGTATTGATTGTTGGAACGAAACAACTATGTATCTAAGTCTTTTTCGTCTACTAGATGAACAAGAACAGAAAATCCGCAAACTTGAAGAGGACAAATAATGGAACTTTTTCTTTACTATGTACTGCCTAACATCGTGCTTTTTGGCTTGATCTACGTGATTGCTAAACTTGCTGAATCTGCATCTTGGTATGTTATTGAAAACTATGATAACTTAGTTGCTCAGCTAGAGAAACGATTTCTTGACTCTCGTCGCAACTGACAGTATATTATAGTTGTAACAAAGGAGATGAGATATGCACTACCAGTTCCCTGTCATTCGCACTATCGACGATGTGCTTCCGCATATTGAAGATCGTGACGAGTTTGTTGTAGCAGAGCGTGAAGGCTATACTGTTATCAACTATGTTGTGGCAATGGCTGACACCTTTGATATGATTGATGCTGATGACCTCGGTGGTGCTATCCGTCGTGAATGCCGTGGCTTAATCTTCGACGCAGATGGCAACTTGATGAGCCGTCCGTTCCACAAGTTCTTCAATGTGAATGAACGTGAGGAAACTCAAACACACGAGATCGATATGTCGCAGCCTCATGTCATCATGGAAAAGATGGATGGCTCGATGATCCGTCCTATCTTGGTTGATGGATATATGCGTCTTGCTACAAAGATGGGTGTGACTACTGTTGCTATGCAGGCCGAGGCTTGGCTAGCTGCACAAGATCCTGCGCTCAAGGCATGGTTGCGTCAGTGTGTCGAAGACTGTGTAACTCCGATCTTTGAGTGGATCAGTCCGTTTAATCAAATCGTTTTGGCATACGAAGAAGCAGACCTAGTGTACCTTGGAACTCGTGATAACGCAACTGGTGGATATGTAATGGACAAGTCGTGTCCGTTTACTGCGGTACCTCAGTATGGTCGTGTAACTGGCAACCTTGGCAGCTACATTGATCGTCAGCGAGAAGCAGAAGGTCGTGAAGGTGACATTATTCGTTTTGCGGATGGGCATATGCTGAAGGTTAAGAACGACTGGTATGTGCGCATTCACAAGACTATTGACCGTGTGAAATTCGACCGTAACATTGTTGATCTAATCATTAACGAAGATGTAGATGATGTGATTCCCATGCTGCCGCAAGAGCAAGTAACTCGCATTCGTGACTTTGAAACTCGCTTTTGGCGTGCGTTCAAGCAAAGAGAAAACCGTTTGTATGGACTTCGCGTTGCTGCACAACAGTCATATGAAGATGATCGTAAGCGTATTGCTTTAGAATTCGTTCCGACACTGGAACACAAATCAGATGCATCGTTCATCTTCCGTATGCTTGACGGACACGATCTTCGTGACTTGCTGTTACAGCATATTGAGAAGAACATCAGTTCTAATGTTAAGTGGGAGGCTTGTGCAAAATGGATGGGAATGTGAAGCGTACATCGTTGAGCGAAATTTTTGACCCTAACAGCGAATACATTACAGATCTCGCTCAACAGTTCAATCAACAGTATGGAGCGGAGTTTGATATCATTCTCCGCCTCAGCAACAAATATGGATGCAGTTTTGCGGATATTGATCCTACACAGTTAAACGCAAATGATATCGAAGACTACGAAAAGGTGAAAGCAAGATGAGATGGAAACTCCCAGTTAAAGCAGAAACCAAAGAATACAGTGAGCGTATCGTAACACGCTTTGCATGGTTTCCAAAATCTCTCAAAGATAACTATCGTGTATGGTTAGAACCATACTATGTTAAGCAGACCTATTACATTTGGAATCGTCGTGGCAAATGGTGCGATAGCGAAACTTGGAGCGAAAGCACAGAACAGCGTCGTTTTCTCAACTCAATAAAGGACAGTGAAAATGTACAAGACAGAATGGACACACCGAAATACACCCTTGCTAAACAAGCAGCAGCAAGAGCTCTTGGAAAAACAAATAACACATATCAGTGATGACAAAAAGGACAGTGAAAAAATATGTTTAAGACACAATGGACACACGAACCTGTAAAACTGAGAGAAGATCAGCAACTTATTATTGACAGAGAACTCAAGTGGCTGTTCGGTGAGCTAGAAACTATTACTGACCTCGTTTATCATACAATCTTCTTGACAGGTGATATGCATGGTGCTATTGTTATTGTAGACAGCAGAAACGATGTAGATGATACTGCGTTTCTCACATATTACGAAGTGCCAAAATGGGTGACACTAGATGACTTTGACTAGACTGATTGGCGATATCCACGGAATGGTAAATGACTACAAAGTTTACTCAATCGGTGACTTTGAAGGTCCTACTGTACAGATTGGAGACTTTGGTATCGGCTTAGGTGGCGGTGATTATTGGCACGAAAGCATCAACGACTTTCATGCAGATGGGCGTCATCGATTCATCCGTGGTAATCACGATCATCCTGCTCGTTGTAAAAGCGAAATGGTTGGATATATCTCAGACGGCACTGTGGAAGGTGATGTGATGTACATCGGTGGTGCTTGGAGCATTGACAATCCTGTTGCTCCTCCAGGTTGGTATCGTCGCACACCCGGACTTGACTGGTGGGACGATGAAGAATGTTCAGAAGAACAGTTTGAACAGTTTTATGAGACTTACAAAGCAGTTAAACCGCGTGTAATGATCACACATGATTGTCCTCAAAGTGTTTCATATGATATGTTCTGGGGCAGTGGATTCATCAAAGGTCCTGTGTATCCTAATCGTACCAGTGCTTGGTTTGATCGCTTTCTTGACGCACATCAACCTGACGAATGGTATTTCGGGCATTGGCATAAAAGTATGACTTACAAATACGGACGTACACAGTTTCAATGTATCGGTGAACTTGACTATGTGGACATAGAACTATGAAACTTCGTTGGAACGGCATTGAGTTTGGTCGAAGCTGGTTGAAGTCAGAATATCGTGATATTCTTCATGAGCCATATTACATATATTGGTTTGATTTTGCCGAAGTGCCAGAATATCGCAAGTTTGGACCAGCTCATTTTTGGTACGATGGACCCCATAAGTGGTACTGCTTTTGGTATTTCAATATTGGTTGGAGCACACCTTGGACCAACTGGAAGGAAGAATAATGTTTTTTGTAAGCGTTTTATTCCTGGTTAATTTGCTAATTCCTGCTGCAATATTCTGGGCTAATCGTTGTAACAGTCGTACTCTACGTCAACGACAAATGATCTTGAATATTTTAAGAGAACTTCCTGTTGAATCTCAATGGCAGAATATATGGGAACAATATAACTTAGTTAGCTATAGACAACACCTCAAATGTCTGCTACTATTTGGTAATCCGTGGAATTTATACAAAGGCAAAAATAATGAGCAAGAATAAATCACCGCAAAAAAAGCTGTTAGCTGAGTGGAAGCGTTACTTGGCTAACAGCAGACTAACACCGGAAGAGCAAAACAAACGAGCACGAGAGTTTACCCGCAAAGGAATGAAGGCACCAAATGACTGATTTCTCAATAAATAAAGGATGTCAGAAGAACTTTTGGATAAATGGTGGATCATGTTTGTAGACGATCCCTGCGATGACATTTGTGACTGTGTTCACGAATGGGTCAAACTAGCAAAGAAAGACTGACAATGGAACCAAGATTGTATATTGTAATGCGTGAAGATCTCTGGGACATGAATCCCGGAAAGGCCATGGCCCAATCGGCTCATGCACAGGCAGACTTTGACGCTTATGCAGAAAATCGTTATACTGATGATGTTTTTCGCTCGTCACATATTCAGTGGTGCGAGTATCGAAACTTTGGTGTAACGTTGGTACTGAGTGCTACAATGACGCAAATGCACGAAATCCGTACTCGTATTCTTCACAGTGATATCACTGTTGATCCTACATATCCTTACCGTAACTGGTATGGAAAAGTGTTCACACGATCAGAACCAACCTGTATGTGGGCGTTTGCTACTACTGAAGAAGATGTAGAATATATGCGTCAGTTCAAACTTCACAGTTGACAGCCAGAGTGTTTGACGCTATATTAACTGTATAGACACACAAACAGAGAGGCTATCTAGAACACTTTTTCAAATGTCTTGGGTAGTTTACTGGACGAATATTTCTTCTACATATTTCGCAACATATAGTAGAGTATTTTATTTTACTTCCTCTGTTATTACTTTTAGATCTACCTACAGTATATCCGTTAGATAAGTAATCGTCTAAATGTTCTTTTAATACAAGTTTATCTTCTGCACCATTAGTTACCCATTTCTTGGGTAACTTATTCCTTGACGATAAGTCTTCTCTTTTTCTTCTATACATAGGATTTTTTTCTCCTATGTATCGACCCTTCATTTTTTTAGATTGTTTCTTTTTTTGTTCTTCGGAAACTATATGTGTTCCTCCCATACCTTCTTCGGGTTTAAGATTTGCCCACTCAGATGATTCTACAATATTAAATATATTTGAAAAGAATCTTCCAGTTTCTTTTATTTCTTCTTTAGAATCAGTTGATAGTAATATTGTTGTACTATAATCATAACCGTGAGCATCGAGATGTCTTCTCCAATAGTGACCCGATCCTGGGTATATATGATAATCTTTTTTTGATGTGTATCCTAGATATTTCAATCCCGTGAGATTATGTTTTTTAACATATAAATAATACATTGCTGTAACTCCAAGTTGTTATAGAGTAGTTGGGACGATCACCACAAAGTCCGTGAACTACACACTTATTTATCTCTTGACAATACCTTGTTGTGTGTTATTATAGCAGTGTACTTACAACAACATATGGAACAAAAAAATGTTGGTAGTGTTTGATTTGGATGGCACTTTATGTAACATCGAACATCGTCTTGATTATGTTCGCAGCAAGCCTAAGAACTGGAAAGCCTTTGATGCTGGCATTCCGAATGACGAGGTAAATCCACATGTTGCAGAAGTGTTTCATTCACTGAAAGCCGCTGGTAACGAAATCATCTTTGCGAGTGGTCGTAACGAGCGTAGTCGTGATGCTACAATGACTTGGCTTCAAGGTAACAACTTCTGGGACTATCGTGCTAAACTCTACATGCGTAAGGCAGACGACTTCCGCAGCGATGATATTGTGAAACAGGAAATCCTTGACGAGATTGTTGCTGACTTTGGTCGTAAGCCTGATATGGTGTTTGACGACAGGCCGAGAGTGGTTCGGATGTGGCGTGATAACGGTATCTTTGTTTTCAATGTGTACCAAGGTGAGGAGGACTTCTAATGAACGAGCATCTTGCTAACCTTGTGTTCTTCCTGCTTTGGGCAGAACGGCACGATCCTAATATGTGGTTCGGCGGTATTCGTATCGCCGACACCATTGACTCGCTAGCTGCTGTTATCGGTAGTGATCCTAAACAACTGAGAGAGTTGATTTAATGATCTCACCGTTCAAAGAGATCGAAACTGTGACAGCACCGTCGGCCGTATTTGAAATATATATGGCCGGCGACATCCACGACGCCAAACGATTTCTAGCAAAACGTGCTGCGGATTCAGGTGCTTGTTGGAGTGTTGATGCTACCGAGTTCGTTTACTCAGGTGGCAGAGAGCAGGGTTTTATTGTAAGGACAATAAACTATCCTCGTTTTCCAAAATCGGTTGACACGCTACAAGAAGATGCTATAAATACAGCAACGATGCTGATGATGGAGTTAGGACAAGGCAGTTGTTCAATAGTTGGACCTGACACTACTGTTTGGCTCAATCGACGCAAATAAAAATGTTCAAGATGATAAATAAAACAGTTGACAAGAACTAAATAACAGTGTATAACTAATACATAACGTAACAAAGGACAGAAAGAAACAAAATGATGAACGCAACTAAACATATGTTTATTAAGAGCATTAGAGAATGCCGCGAGTATCGTTTTGGCTGCTCGGAGGGTTATGGCGGATGATGTAAGATACATCAAAAGTTTTTAACAAGCCTCCAGTAGCAATACTAGGAGGCTTTTTTAATGATCAAAGTGGATGTGCGGAACGAGACTGCGAGTAACCACTATAAACAAACTCAAATGGGCGTCCCGGAGGATGGAACCGCAAGGTGAAAAATCCCGGAGTAATAGTCAAGCACATTCGTGGCTCCTACTTTATGGAGGTAGGGCAAGCCGGGCATAGCCTAGAGTGTGTTTCACTATTACAATATTGTTCGGGTGGCAGAATGGTTATGCAACAGATTGCAAATCTGTGTCTTATGACTATGCAGGTTCGAGTCCTGTCCCGAACTCCAAAACACGGTTAGGTATCTTAAGAGGAAGAGAGCATCCCTCATAAGGATGAGAGTGCGATTTCGAGCATCGCCCTAACCACCAAACAATGGCCCCGTCGTCTACGCTGGTTAGGATACTAGACTTTCAATCTGGAGAAACGGGTTCGACACCCGTCGGGGCTACCAAAAACAAGGGGAGATGGCAGAGCGGTCGATTGCGGCGGACTGTAAATCCGTTACTGAAAGGTCACGTTGGTTCGAATCCAGCTCTCCCCACCATATAATGTACACGTAGCTCAGTCTGGTAGAGCACTT